GTGTAGACGTGCCGGCCCTCGCGCAGCGAAGGCAGGATCACGTTTTTGACTACCGAATAGCTTTTGCCCGACCGTGGCAGGCCCGTATATGCGTCGATAGCCATAGGTCACCCGATAAGCGGAATGCGGCGAATCAGGAAGCGGATCGCGTAGGCCGCAAGCGCCATAGCGATGCTTTCCGGCACCGCGAACTTCGACGCGAAGAACACCACATTCGACGGGATGCCCCCCATAGCGGCCTGCGCCTGAATCACGAAATCGGGCGTCGGGATTGCCGTCAGCAGTGACGCGAGACCGTCCAGCAGCTCGGACCACAGCTTACGCGGCACCCACAGCAGCACGTCCTTCAGCCAGCCAGCGAAATCGGAAAGTAGCTCACCCATAAAGCCCCCTTATGCGCTCATGAGAATGCGGACGGCGTTCAGGGCACCGATCGCGAGAAAAACGTAATAGAGCGGGTCGAGCCACCCGCTGTTGTGGCAGAACGAATCCATCGAAATGGTGCCGATCATGGTGGACGCTGAACCCATCGAGCAGCTGCCACCAGACGGCATCTGGATAGCGCTTACGCCGGCGATGAGAGGAGCGGAAGAAACCTTGTCCTTGAACGACTGGAGCGATTCACCGAAGCCCGGAGCATCATCGTTTTGGGGACCAGTGAAGCCGGCATCTTCCTCTTCGGTACCGCATTCCTGACCCGGCTCACAGTTGCCACCCTTGCCCGGCGTTTTGCCGTTGCCCTTTCCGTCACAAAGTGCGCCAGTACACTCGCCGGATTCGCTCACGGTATTGCCGGATGAGTCTTTGACGACGACGGTTTTGTTGTTGGTGACCTGAGTAGTGCAGCTGCCCGGAGCGGAACAAACCGTCTTCGTGTGCTGGTCTTCTTTGGTGGTCTTGGTTCCACCGTCTGCGGTCGGCTCGGTGGTGATCTTCGTTTTGATATCGATCCCGTTCGACTGCGGGACTTTCTTCGTGCAGGTGTAGGGACCATTGTTGACGCGGCCGCAGTTCATCTCACCGGGATCGCCCTTGAACTCGCTGGACTCGCAGGAAACCACCTGACCGTTGTACATGTAGTTACACGGCTTGGACTCTTCCACGACCGGCTCAGGCTTTGGCGTGCAATCCACACCTTCCGGACAGACACCTTCCTCACCGGCGCCGCCCGATACCGGATATCCGGTCCCGTTACCATCGCCCGCGACGTTCCCTGTAAACGTAACGCCGACTCGGCATTTAGTGACCATGTGCTCGATGCAGATGCCGGAGCCACACTTCGGCACGGGCATTTTGCATTGCGCAACGTCAACGACACTGACCTCGCACCCGAACTTTTCAGCCTGCGGTTTTTCGGGATTGCCGTCGCCATCGAATGCGACATAAAGGTCGGTGAAGGATGTGCCCGTTTTGGAGAGCGACTTGCAGACAGCGGGCTTGTCGGCTTTGTCCCAAGAAACGCACACGCCCTGACTGTTGTAGATAGCAGGCATGCCCGCGAACTCCGGGCCGTCACAGTCCTCACCCATTTCACCAGGTGGCGTCTCGCAACCGCCAATGTCAGGGTTATACGTTTCGCCCGGCTCGCATGATTCACCGCGTCGGGTAGCGTTGTTACCCCACTTGCCATACGGCTCATATACACCCTGCGGACTACGCCGCAACCCCGTTGTCTCACAGTAGAACGACGTTTCGCCGGGGACGATCCTCTGGTCATACCTGTCGTATCCGGGATTCAATTGCTGATAATACGCATGATTCGCGTTACACGCGGCGACACCAGTGGCGTATCTGAAATTGTCGGCAGGAAACGGGATCGTCCAGTAGTAGCTCTCCGCATAAGCGGACGCCTGCATAACCACGAGCAACGCTAGTCCGAGAAGAATCCGGCGCATGTTATGCCCCCGTGAATGCGACAAAGGCGGATGCACCGCCGAGGATGAACATCGTGAGATACCAGACCTGATCCATAGCCCCTCCAGAAACGAAAGAAGGGGCGCGCGGCCCCTTCGTTTGTACCGCCCGACGCGATGACCCTTAACGGATCATGCCGAGCAGCTTGCGGGCACCCATGCGGGCGACCAGAGCCAGAGCGATGACGCCAGCGATAGCGCCAATGCCGGCAACGACGTCAGTGACGGAGACAGCAGTTACGATTGCATCCATGGTTTGTTACCTCAGCGAAGAAGAGAAAGGACAGCGCGGAAACACCGGCCGGCGAACCAGCAGGAGCCCACTATTACGAATCCAGCCGAGAACGCGGCGCCAAGGTCGGCGGGGTCGAGCATTTCAAGGCTGAACGGCTCAGGCACCGGAACAAGCGTCCAGACACCGGAACACAGGGGGGCACCATCCACCGAAATGGCCACGTCGCCATCACAGCGGAGAACGCCCGAACTCATTGCTTAACCCCACAGTAGGAGCCGATTGCCGCCTCGAAGGCGCGTTCTATGTCAGGAGCGAGGACAGAGAACTGCCAAGCCATCACGACATAAGCGAACACGCCACCCAAGACGAACGGGATAGACCAATGCCACAGCAGTGCAACGGCGTAACGTGACAGCTTTTTCATGGCCGCAGCTCCCGGCGAACCACGACGAGGCAGGCGCCGCCGCCGATCAGAGTGGAGAAGAGCCAGAGGCTAGCGGCCAGCATTTAGGCAGTCGCCGGTTGCTGTTGACGGGAAACGGCAAAGAGGTTCACGTTCTGAACCTTGGTTAGCCCGGTCAGCGTCAGGGTCGCTTTACCCTGTGCACCTGGGCGACTGCCGAAGTCCAAATCGAACAGCGCTGGCAACTTGGCATCGCGCAAACGGTCAATCAGCGCAGAGTCAGCGCTAACCTTGGTCGGTTTGAATCCGAAACTACCGGCGGTGTCTTCGCGGTAGTCGTTGACGTACCAGACGGAAAGACCCTTGCGAATTTCGCCGGTTTTTTCGTCGGGCATTTCCCAGCTATCACACGAGAGGATAAGGGCGCGTTCTGCCATGACAAGAACCTCAGTTAGTGGTCAGGAGCACCTGAACGTCAAGTGCACTTGACGTAAAGTAGCCTTAACTATTGCGGGAGTCAACATGCACGAAAAAACCCCACCAACCACCGTCGAGTGGTTGGACATGGTGAAGGAGAGGTGCGGGATAGGGAGTGACTACAAGCTGGCCGAACTACTGGGCGTCACACGCCAAGCAATCAGCCAGCAGAGAGCGGGAAAGCAGTGCATGTCGATCATGTCAGCAGTGCGAGTTGCCGAGGCGCTAAAACTGCCTTCGCAGGCCGTGATTGCTGGTGTGATGTACTACGGGGACCGGGAGACGAATCGCGGATTTTGGGCGGATCGATGGGCCCGTGCATGGCCAGCAGTTCAAAGACGAATCGGGCAACCGCCTCATGGCCACCCGTCTCAGCCAGTCGGAGCAGAACGGCACGCGCCTGATATGGCTGCCGGAGGATGATCCGCCACTGATCGCGAGTGACCTGCGAGACACGGAGAGCGGTGGCGATCTCCTCCTGGTTGATTTCCTCATCGGTCTGGTCCGCGATCTGGAAAAGCGCCTTGAGGCCGGGCGTCCACCGAAGCTGGTTATAGCCCTTGAATGCCGCCGAGAACTCGGCAAACAGAGCGCCGGAACGGGCATCGCCTTCGGCGTAGGAGCGCAGCAAATCGAACGGCGTGCGACCCTTGCCAGTCCCGCGCTTGGAGTTCGCCTTGGTTACTTCGCTGGCCGCTTCCCATCGGGGTTCGGTACCCCACTTGGCAACATACTCTGCAGCCGACTCCGCCTGCTGGATGTGCACGCCACGCTCCCTGGACGGAGCCGGAAGGCCAGCAGCGACCGACGAGGTCTTCCAGACGGCAAACAGCAGGCGATGGAGCATAGCCCGCTGGCGAACGGTCAGCGGCTCGGGGAACAGCCAGAGTTCGTGGAAGTGTGGGTGCCAGCCATTGGCGTTACCGTGCGTTACCTCTAAGGCCCGGATCGAACCCACCACGTCGAACAACTCGCGGAGGTGCTTGTAATCGCGATGCTCGCGCATTTTCTTCGTCGCTACGCGGAGCTTGCCCATCAGCTCGGAAAGCACATCCATGCGCGCATGGCGCACAGTGAGCGTGACCATTTCGACCCCGCCACCGGCTGAAATGTGTGTGTCGATTGCCTGACGCACTTCCAGTTTGCGACGTTCCGAGATTTTGGCGGAGCAGATCGGGCAGGACCAGACAGAAGAACAGGTCTGCAACCCCGAGTAATGAGCCTTTCCGGTAGCGGAGTCCTTGAGGATGCCAACGTAGCCTTCCTTGTTCGTCAGCGTCCGGATGCAGTGCCTGACGCGATGGTCGGGAAGAAGACGACGAGCGGCGTCCTGAAGCGAAAACCGCGCTTCGCGGGCCTGCTCAGCCGTGAACTCGGGTACAAACTCACGACGCTTGCTGTCGAACGTAAACCGTTGAATTTCCCCGGTTTTTTCGTCTACGACCTCCTTAATTCTGGCCGCGAATTTCGCAGTAGTAACAAGGGCGCCTTCGGCGCTGCCGCAGGTCGCTCCGCTCGCTGCGGAAGCGCTCGAAGCGCCTTGACGCAACCATGCGTCTTTTGAGATAGAATCCACTTCAGGACCTCGACCGTCCGAGCCCCGCGAATCGTTTAGCCGGCAAGCAAACGAGCAATTCGCGGGGTTTTTTATTGCCTTGCCGTCAAGCGATCTTAACGGCTCCGTGTCGCCTATCCAACACCAAGGGCTTTGCCCTTGTCATCCCACTCTTCGCCAGAGGGTCAGAGGGCAGGGGAGAAAAGCTTTCCCCTGCCCTATGACCTGAGCTTGATCTGGTCGGAGGAGGGTCAAGGGTCGGCGCAAGCGCCTCAAATCCTCACCCGTTCGTTTTTTTCGCGATGAAGCGAGCGAAAAAAGCCGCTGCGGCTTGCGGTTTGCCCCCTGACCGAGAAAGTAATCAGTCGGTACAAAGCGCGATAAGCATGAGAGCAAGAGAACATGCGAGCAATAGCGGCAGGCCCCAATCCGAATACAGAACATCCATTTGTCAGTTCCCCTGGTACATGTGAGAGTTCGGAGACGATGCAGCGATCTTGCTGGCCAAGGTCGATAACCACACCTGCTGTTCTAGCTGATCGGGTGTGACTGGACCACCAGACAGGCGCCTGACCGCAATTTCTCGAGCCTTGTCCTGGAGCATGCAAACAATTGCAGTGTTCTCGGCCTCTGTAAGAAGAACGGCGCCGGAAACGAGCTTTGGCGTAACGTTACCTTGTGCCGCCTTCTGGCGTTCACGATAGGCGCGCTGTTTTTCAGCTGGCGTCATGGCTTTGCCAGTCGAAGGGCGACCACGGCGTTTGCGCTGGGGGGGCTCGTCGAGGGGGAGGGGATGAGTAGCTTTGTCTGTCGGGTCGATCATGCCGTGCACTCCAGATTGTCTATGGAGCAATTTTAGTAACGTTACCTTATTTATACAAGAGGTAACGTTACCTATATTTTAGGGGGCGGGTTAGTAGTTCGCGGTGGACTGACAGCTTCGGTGGCTCCACTGGCTACGGAGGCAGTCCGCCCGACAAGACCAGATGTGTCGGCCCATTGTGACGATGACCCGCGACCAGTCCACGGCGCAGCACGCGCACCATCGACAATGCACGTCCACGTCACGCCATCGCCCAGGCGCTCGCACTCAGAAGCCGGCATGTAACGCTTGCCTTGAAACTCCGAGACCAGCAGCACCACGTCAGGCATCACCCGGTCACGTGGCGCGGCTTCATCTGGCACGTTGTAGCCAACACGCGACGACCACTCGGCAGAACGCGACTGGTCAGCAGATCGCTCGATGTAGCCAGCAACGCGCCATGTCGGTGATTCCAGCGGCCTTTCCGGCAACGCTGGCGGCAGTGACGTGACAGTGACAACTTGCGCCGGCGCCATCTCGGGCGGGAGCGGATTCACAAGCGCTGACTGCGCCGTTACCGGCTCTTTCGGCTCTTCCTCAACAAGCCCCATGCCGCCGAAAAACAGCGTGTAGATGTACCAGAGCAGCGGGGGACCAAGCAGAAACGGGGCGACGAGACTGGCGATGATCCAGGGCGAACGCCAGACGTTTGCACGCTTGTCGGCACGGCTTTCGTTACCGACTTCGCCCGTTACGCTCTTCGTGCTCGACTTGTAATAGACGTAGTACTGATCTTCGTACTTATCGAACACCGAGCGCACGAACTGACTTTTCGGCGGCTTCTGGCCAGTGACGGCGCCCTGGTAGATATCGACACGAAATCGTTTGTCGGCACCCACCGCATCCAGCTTGGTTGACCGATACGTTACCGAAACCAGCTCACGAGCAAAGGCGGCAATCTGCGACAGATCCTGCGACACCAGCACGACGCGCGTCGTGTTGCCGAATTCATCGACGTTGTGGCCATGCTCGGCAAGGAACTCCTTATCCTTGAAGTTGACCATGTTAGTTTTCATGCCGGACGGCCAGCGGCGCCAGAGTTCGTCCAGGATGACCACCGCGCCAGGCGGAAAGCTGTCGCACAGGTTTGGGTCCTTGAACCAGTCCGCGGCCAACTGGTGAATCTGGCCGGGGAACTCTTCCTTGAGCTTGTCGGTTAGCGGGATGTTC